CTCGGACACTATGGCTTGCGTGGTGTATTCGGCGAAGACCTGAAGCCTATCCTGCAGCTTGTGGCGAAGAACTTCAAGACGGAGATGGACGCACTGGCCGAGAAGTACGGCCTCGACTTCAGAAAAGAAGCCGATGTCATGGAGGCCGCAGAAGAGGTTCTGGCTAACCTAGCACAGACTAAGCCCACTGCAGGTGTAGTTCAACGCGCTATCGCTGCAGTGCGTAGGTTCCTCCGCAAGATTGGTGTGGATGTCAAGCTGTCCAACAACGACCTGATCGCCAACTACATTCTCCCCGCCCGTGCCTTTGTTGAAGGTAAGCGTATTGCCCGTGCAATCGGCGGGAAGCCGGGGTTCAGCCGCAAAGCTACCGACAAGTTCCTCGCGTGGTTCGGCGACAGCAAGGTAGTGGATGAGAACGGTGAGCCGCTCGTGGTGTACCGTGGGGGTGTTGGGTACCCTGAGATGTCGGAAAGTTTCCTAAGTGGCAAACCACGCGAGGGGTATGCTACGTTTGCGTCTACTTCACCGTACGTATCCAGTAGCTACGCAACCCCAGAACTTGGTGCTAGTGAGGTGGGGGTATTGGTTCCACTGTACGTTAAAGCCAACAAACTGATTGAGTTCCCAGTCAGCAACGGCAAGTTTGATAAGTTTGCATTTGACCGTAGAGCACAAGCATTGCCTCCCGGTACAGTTTTAGTAGCTCGCCAAGTTTACGATATGGGGCCAAGAGCAAGTCTAAAAACAGACCCTAAGAAGCTGTACAGCTACCCAAGCGATATATACGCTTGGAACAAGGGTACCTCAGTTAAGTCGGCCATTGGCAACAACGGCGAGTACAGCCTGAGCAACGACGACATCCGCTTTAGCCGTACCGAAGAAGAGGACCTGACTCCAGAGCAATCCAAGATACTTGCGGACACCGTACGCACTCAGGAGGAGATCGACAAGGCTGTAGCTAAGGCGAAGTTCAAGTTCGAGGAGTCTGCCAAGGCGCAAAAAGCAGCCAAGGGTGTGTCAATGCTGCAGATGGCTACAGACCCCCGCAAGGTTATCCCCGCAATGCGGGACCTGTGGAAACGCGCTACGTCAGCGCAACGCAACTTGCTCGTAAAAATCCCACCGACTAGCTTCTTAACGGATTGGGTAGGCAACGCTGTGCCGGAGCTTCAGAATACGTACAAGCTGATGCAGCGTATGGGTGGCATGACTGAGCAACTGTTGAACGCTGCGGGTGAACTGACTACCGAAGTACAGCGAGCGTTCCAAGCAGACCAAACCCTTCGTGGCAAGTTGGACGAGCTATCGTCTATAGCTACGCTGGCAGAAGTAGACCCCGGAATGGTCGACACCATAGATCGCAATGATGCGCTGGACAAGGCGTGGAAAGACTTGGGGCCAGAAGGTCAGCGCGTGTACAAGCGCATCCGGGATCACTTTGGTGTTCTGTCCAAGTACCTGTCCAAGCTACTTGATGATCAGGTCAACTCGCTAAGCGTTGATGCAGAAGCTAAAGCCAACATCATGAAGAAGATCAGGGCTACTTTTGAAAAAGGTAGTCGGATCAACCCATACTTCCCGCTGGTACGGGAAGGGGACTTCTGGTTGTCTATGGGCTCTGGCGAGACGCGCACGTTTTTTATGGGGGAAACGGCGGCAGAGCGAGATAGAGTGGCTCGGGAGTTTGCTGCGGAACGGATCAAACGTAAGGATGGTGAGTCCGAAGCAGCGTTCGAGAAACGTATTAGTGACAAGCTGGACGAGCTTGAGAAAGACAACGAGTTTGAGATGGGGGATGACATCGCATCCCTACGTACAAAAACGTACTCTCAAGGTGAGGGCAAAATGCTCACCGGGGTGTTCGACGCAATCGACAGCACAAACTTTACCGACCCCGAAGCTGCCGGTATTCTGAAAGACGCTATCTACCAGACCTTTTTGGAGACCATGCCCGATCAGATTTTCCGTAAGCAGTTCATCCATCGTAAGGGTGTTGCTGGCTTCCGGGTCGATGTGCTGCAGAACACGGCGCATCTATCTGCGCGTATGGCTACTCAGCTTGCCCGGATCAAATACTCCCCACTGCTCCGCAATTCGTTGTCGGCAGCAAAAGACTCTATCAAGGGTCGCCGGGCGTTCGAGCCGTTTGTAGCCGAGATGGCTAAGCGGGTGGACTCCTCTCTTGCCCCTAAGGCAAAATCCGTAGGCGCAGCCGTGGCTGGTGGCCTCAACAAGGCGGCATTCATCTACTACTTGAGTGGTGCGTCCTCTGCTCTGTTGCAGCCGCTTAGCGTTTTTCAGACTGGCATGCCGGTATTGGCTCGGTACGGCGCGTTCAAAGCTACTCGTGAGATGGGGCGCATGCTCAAGGTGTGGTCGCAGTTTGGTGTGTACAAAACCAATCTGGATGGGTCTAAGTCTTGGGTTGCCCCGTCGATACTCAACGCTAAGGACACAACCGCGATAGAACGCAAGGCGTACCGGGCAGCGGCAGAGCTAGGGCTATTTACCTCTACACAGGCTTCCTCCGTGTTTGAGTACAAGGCTACGCCAACTGAAAAGCTCCAAGGCCCCAAAGAGAAGTTTGCTCGGGGTACTGTAGATGCTCTAGTGCTTGGTGGTTTGATGAACTCGTCAGAGCGTATGTCCCGCGAGGCTATGTTCATGACCTCGTTTAGGCTCAACATGGAGCAGCACGGGAACTTCAGCCGTGCGGTCAGCCAAGCAACGTACGACACCAACGAAGCCTTGGGTGACTACGGCGAGAGCAATCGCCCTGCATTCATGAAGAACTCGGTGGGTAAGGTGCTGACTCAGTTCATGATGTACCCCCTGCACGTAACGATGTTTCTGCTAAAGAACTTCAAGGGGATGGTCAAGCCCATGAATGGCCGGTCTCGCGCAGAGGCTAGCTACAAGTTCTTTGGCACCTTGGGCACTACGTATGTTCTGGCGGGTGCTACCGGCCTGCCTATGTTCAGCACTGTCATGGGGCTACTCGGCGCGGCATGGGAAGAGTTGAAGGACGACGATTGGGACGAGTCCATGCGGGCTCTGGGTTTTGAGGCATGGTTGACCAATAAATTCATACCCGACCAACTTGGCGAGATCAAAATTGGTGATGTCTCGCTATCAGACTTGTTGTTGCGTGGCCCCGTCAATGCGTTTACCGGGGTGGACATAGCTGGCCGTACCGGCATGAACAACCTCTGGACTCGTGAGAGCAAGGAGGAAAAAACCATCCGCGAAAGCGCTATAGCTATGGCGCTGGAGAAAGCTGGCCCTGCAGCAAATATGGCCCTGACTATGGCTGACGGTATTGATGCTGCTATGCAGGGGGACTACGCTAAAGCGGTCAAGAAGTGGGCGCCTGCGGGCTTTCGAAACTTTATCAACGCACATGAGCTTGCTACAGAAGGTGCAAAGGATAACAAGGGTGCGCAAATAATGACCACAGATGCGTTCAGCACGGGTGTTTTGCTAGCGCAGGCGATAGGCTTCCGGTCTGACCTTCTTGCGAACACGCAGTACGCGGCATTCAAAGTGATCGGGGCTCAGCAGAAGATTCTCAATGAGCAAATCAGACTTCTTGAGAACCTAGACAGGGAGTTCCGAAGCAATAACGCTGCTGGGTACAGTAAGCAGTTCGACAAGATAGCCGACTTCAACAGGCGCTACCCTAGCTTTGCAATGGACTTGGATCAGATTGGTGACTCGCTTGAGAAGCGCATGGAGCGCCGTGGCACTGCCTACATGGGTGTTGTGCCGACTGAGAAGAACCTACCCCTGCTAGATGCGCTGAGCCACGTTGGCAGGCGAGTAGCGGAAGCTGAACGCAAAGGCAGAGAGCCATAAAAAAACCCCCGGTGAAGACCGGGGGTAAGGCGGGGTTGCCGCCAAGGAGAGAGAGGGCACCAACAAAAGCCTAGTGTACCTCAAAGTCTCCAGACGCGCAGCCCTTTTATGCCGTCTGCAATCACAACTTTGATGGCTACCTCCATCTTCAATCGGCCAGCTACAGCCAACACAACTTTCTTGGCTGCGCGGTGGTCAATGCACGGGGCAAAAAACGAGTAGCCCTTATGGAACTTAGACCAGTCAACTTGATACGAGACTGTCTCTATCTTCATGGGTGTTCAGAATCGCGTCCACCTGAAGGAACTCGGAGTTGGATGTGTCAAACTTGAGCACCCGCACTGCAGGGGAAACAACCTTCATCCCCTTCGCCATACGCTTGTTGGTTGCCTCCATGAACACCTTCATCTCGGCGAGCTTGACCAGCAGGCTTTTGTAGTTCACCTGCCGCTCGATGCAGAAGTCCTTGAACTTCTTAGCGGAAATGTACAAGTGTTTGGTGTCCGGCTCGTAGCGTACCAGCAACTCCCCACGTGGCTCCAGAGAGGGCATAGAAACCAGATTGCTCCGGGCGTCAGCCTCACCGTTGACCACTAGGGTGTTCAGGATATGGGAGTTGATGAACTCGCCGAGTGCTGAGGTTGGGTTGGAAACGGGGGGCTTCACATCGTGGCGCATATCGGACATCATGCCCTTAAGCCACTCGTACACCTTAGCCATGCTGTAGTCGTGCAGCCCGAGGTTCCTAGCAATCAGCCCGCCGGCAATGTTGCATGCGGCTACGGCTGACCAGAAGCGCTCCCGGCTGGTGAACTGCACTTCCTTGTCGATGCGAGCTTGCACCTTGCGTACTAGGTCTTTGGCATCCTCCAAGTTGTTGACCAACCAACTTACGTAAACCTCCCCAGCGTGGCCGTAGTTCTCTTGCAGTTGGTGGTCGAACATCTCCTTACCGAGTGCTACACCGATTACATCGTTGGGTTCAATCTTGTACTCAAGCAAGCGCACTGACTCGCCGTCCGGGCTATTTTTGAACATGGACAGCTTCTCGTGGAAGCTAGCGTTAGCAGAGGCCAGAGTCATGTTTTGCCATGACGTATTGTTGATCCGCAGCGCGTTGGTTGACGCCTGCTGTCGGTTTTTGCCTCGGCCATGACTGATGCCGTACGCCAAGTCCGAGAACTCCTTTGGCGACATGTTGGTGATCTCGTCAATCGTGTTGGGCAGATTGTTGATGACCCCTAGCTGCTGCATCTTTGCATTGAGTGTGTCCTTTTCAATCGCCATCAACTCCTTGGGGTTGCCGTACACGCTATTGCACATACGCAAGATAGTTGACTTGCCCGAACCAGCAAACTCGTAGATCACGTTGATGATCGCCCCATCGAGCCCTGTAAACTTCATGAGCGGTGACCCAAATGCGGTCAGTGCTGCAAACGCATGCGGCTCCATACCGGGCCTAGCGTACAGGTTGAATACCTCTTTCCACTTGTCGAAGTCACCCTTAGGGTGAATCTTGTCGGCAAAGAATTCAGTGGTTGCCGTCGGTGGGCTGTAGAACACCCCGTCCTTGGTGATCTCCCTGTCCCCCATGATGAACTTGCTGTCACTCTCTACCCACCCAAACTGTGTTCTCATAATGTCTGCCCTCTTCGAATACTGTAGGTTCTTGATGAACGTGACCACGTACACGGCCAAGTGCTCATACTGCTTGTGATGTGCCATAACGCCTTGCTGGGCTAACGCTTTACGCAATTCGTCCTTAGATGATATGGCCGCTGTCGATACCGCAAACTCTCTAACGCCATCGTGTGGTAGGTGCAAGCGGAACAAGATTACTTCCCCCATCTCAGGGTCCCGCATGCGCTTCACCACATACAAGTCGTGCTCATAGACTAGCGTAGGGTCCTCTTCCTCCTCTGACGCCTTGCGGTAAATACCACCGTTCTTTCCTCGGAAGAATGGAAACGGGTACTCAGGTATGGTTACAGTCTCCACCCCCTCCTCGGTCTCTACGGTCACTTCGTTGTCGGCGTCATCGGCCTCCTCTACCTCAACACCGAGCACGATGGGGGACTTGATCTTCCCCTTGTGTTGGCAGTCGGTGCACCCTGCTGGGTTCAGCTTCTCAAACGTGATGCAGCGGTGTGGGCCTCCGTGCTTAACGATCTGCTCTACCTTGCTCTCTACCTCTTCCGGGTCGTATTCGGGGTGCTTATTCGATAGCTTGTGTGCTGCCTTGTCCTTGTCGATGCAAAATGCGGCGATGGATAGCGCCGACCTCCACAAGGGCTCCTCGATGCTCTCTTGGTTATCAAAGCAGTGCAGTAGCTGATTGCAGCCTGTACCGCCCGCCGACTTCATCATGATCGTCTTGAAGCGCTTGACTTTGTTGCCCATGAGTGCTTCCATCATCGGGCTCATGGCGCGGGGGATAAAGTCAGGCTGCTCTTCCTTGGGCTCTGCTGCCCCTAACATCTCCTTTAGCTTTGCGTATGGAATGCGGTCACTATGCCCACTGAGCACGGTAACCGACTTAGGCTCTGCCTGTTTGAAGTTGAATGTGCCGGGGATGCGCAGGATGCGTGATGCCTCAAACACTGAGGGGTCCACGATGAGCCCTTGCTCAACACACAACTCTCGAAGTCGCTCGGCAAGGGGTTCCCACTCTCTACGGGATACCGTCTCTTCAAGCAACCAGTAAACGTGAATGCCGTAACCGGAGTTCACAAGGATTGGCTTTGGTAACCCAACAGCCCTGCAGAACTTTTGGAACTCAGCAAGCCCTACGGCTTGGTCGATGTACCCCTTGATGACCCCTTTTGCATCCGGTGCTGCCTTTGTGGGGCCGCAGTCGATGTCCATCCATAGGGCGCGAAAGTAAGTGGCGTTGTCATGCGTCCTGTTGTTAAGTGGTCCGTACTTGGCGCAACCAAAATAAACATCAACGCCTTTACCTACAAAGCTATTCGCTATCGCGTCAAGTTCTTCTCTAGTATCTACAAACTTCTGGTCTGGGTACCGCCCTATCCCCATCACGCAGTAGCGCCCTTCTGTAGGCAGTACAGCGCCGAGTAGGTCAAATTCGGACATGTCTATCTGCGGTTTCTGAGCGTGCGCAAAAACTCGGCGATTTTGGTAGTGTGTTTGGCGCTGGGTATGACAGACCCCCAGAACCAGTTGTAAACGGTAGCCCGACTTACGCCGAGCGCTACTGCAACCTCACTAACAGATACGCCGAGTTTTATACAGCGACTACCCAGATACACGCCACGCGAGCTAAGGTCTGCATTTTTGTTTGCATCGACTAGCCGCTGGCTGTATCCGTAGCTCATAGGTTACTCCTCATCACCCCATGCTTTGAGCACAGAGTCAAGATCGCGCTTGGCTGCAGGGGCTGGCACCTCTGCCTTCCTGCTCTCCCGCTTGGTGGGCTCAGGGACCTCCTCAGCAACAATCTTTGTGGGGGCTGCTGCTTGGGGGGCTGGGGCTGCTGGTGCTGGCAGCGAGTTGGCTTTGCTCGTCTGCGCTTGGTATGGCGTCATGGTAACCATCTTCTGCACTGCGGGCGTATTGCCAACCTTGGTGATCACATCGTAATGGCTGCGTTTGATGTGCTCCACGGGGGTGAACAGCAGCGACTGGTTATCGTTGTCCTCATTGAAGCTCAGCTTGGTGATGTACCAGTCGAGGCTCTTACCGTTGTTTCCGAGATACTTGACGTAACTCTCGAACGTGTGGGTGTTGTCCGAAGGGCTCTCACCGAACAGAGACTTGGACGCCAAGTTCATCTGATAGACCTCACCCTCAAGCGGAGTGCCAAAGTCATCCTCCAGCACCAACGCAATACGGCGGGAGTAGCGGCAGGCTTTGGAGTTGCCCATTCCCGAACCCTTGATGTTCTTCTGACATGTGTCGCAGCGATCAGACTGCTTGTTCGTCGAGCCAGCATCGGGGATGTTGCCGTCGTTGGAGAAGCAATCGGGCGAAGTCGGCTCGGCATCGGGGGCCCACTGCTTGGCGTAAAAAATGCGGCCCACCTTGGGGGACGAGTTGACGATGATGGCGTTCAGATCACCCTTGATCTTGCCCATCTCCTTGCCGCCAACCTCCTTACGGAAGATGCCGTTCTTGGGCACGATGCGCTTGATACCCCCACTGCCCATCAGGGACTTGGTGAGTTCGCTGACTCCGCTAGCTTGCAGGAAGTCGGGGAGGTCTTGGTCAATAACTGTAATGTTGCTCATTCGGTTTCTTTCAGGCTTTGGGTTTTCTAACTACCACGGTGTACTCGCTTTCGACATTCAGGCCCATAGGCAGAAGGTCCGGATTCTCAGCGAGAAACTCCTTCATGTTTGTCTGATGAAGTCGCTTCTCTAACAGGCCAAACGCACCTTGCTCTCTGATAAAGGTGTACATCGAATCCCAATCGTTCGTCCAGTACCGTGACTTGACCGAGCGAATGATTGTGCCATGTGGGGTACGGATACTATCCGCATTCAGTGTGCTGCAGGCGTCCAACATGCTGGCTGTCAGCACGTCCATTGACTGCTGCAACATCTCGTCTTCCGCTGTGAACTTGGCCTTTAACTCAGCCCGAGCGTCACGAATCTTGACGTATGCGTTTGTCAGGGTGCCGAGGTTCGGGGGGGTGTTTACCTCTGGAATTGTTTCGTCCATCTAATAATCCTAATGGTTGGTGGGAAGTGAACTATACCACAGACTTGTACATTGTCAAACGCTTTCGGAAGAGATTTCTTGGCGGTACAGGTCGATGATCTTCTGATGGTTGCCAATGTTGCTGCGCAGCAGGGAGTAGACTTTGGCTTCTACTGGACTCCCTGAGATGTGCACGACGGTCATGTTGTTCTTCTGGCCGGGTCGGTCAATGCGTGCGTTGGCTTGCAGGTAAGTCTCCACACTGGTACATGGAGCGTACCAGATGATAGTGTCGGCAGCAGTTAGTGTTAACCCGTGGGATGCAGCTTGCGGCTGGATGATGAGCACCTTGGGGTCGGACTGCTCTTGGAAGCTCTTAACGATATCGCTGCGTTGGTTCAGGCTGATAGAGCCATTGATAACGGCACACGTGATGTGTTGCTTTTCGAGGTGCTTTTTTAGCAGGTCGATAGTATGTGTAAACGGAACGAACACAAGGACTTTGTTGCTCGTCTCGTCGATGATCTCCTGCACTACGTTGAGCCGGTTGCTGACATCGAACTCAATCACCTCATGGGTATCTGTGTACACCGACCCGCACGAAATCTGCAGCAGCTTGTTGATCTGTACGGCAGCGTTGACCGCTGAAATTTCCTCTCCTGCGGCTTCGATAAGCATCTGCTTCTTTAGGATGCTGTAGAACTTGTGCTGCTGCGCGGTGAGTGGTGCGTCTCGGTCTACGAAGGTAACCGGAGGTAGGTCAAGACATTGCGCTTTCTCGAATCGTATCGCTGGCTGCAGTATCTTGTGCACCATGAGTTGGGCGTTCGGCTTTGGTATCCAGCGGTACAGGCTTATCTTGGTCATCACCGTATCTTTGAATTGCCCAAAGAACGGCGACACTGCTGTGGGGTTAACGAGCTTAGCCAATCCGTAAGCGTCGGCGGGAGACTGTGCTGCTGGCGTACCAGTAAGCATCCACAACCCCTTGATAACTTTGTTGAGGTCTCGCAATGCCTTCCACCTGTCCGTCTGCGCATTCTTGTAAGCGGATGCTTCATCAACGACGATGAGGTCAAACCCACCCTTCAAAATCTCTTCCTTGACGATACCAACCCCGTCAAAGTTGATCACGACAAACTCGGCACCTCCTCTGATGATCTCCTTGCGTTTGGCTGCACTACCATAAGCAACAGCAACGGTCCTATGGATTGCAAACTTGAACAGGTCGTTTTGCCATGCGGCCCTCATGATGGACAGGGGGCATACCACTAACACTCGCCTGATAGCACCAACGCTCATCAAGTAATCAACTGCCCAGATCACTGACGCTGTCTTACCTGTACCCTGCTCGTTGAAGCAGAATGCCTTGCGGTTGGAAATCAAAAACTCTGCTGTGGTTTTCTGATGGTCGAACGGCTCAAACCCGTGTGGGCGGGGCCACTGATATTCTGACAGGTTCATTTTTTCTTAGGTTTGTTGACCTTGACTGTGTGGTCTGAGTTGCGACTGAATGAGCGGTTGGCACTCGGCGACTTGAGCTTCAAGTTGCTTGGCGCGTTGGTGCCGCCTTTGCTCAAGGGGGTCACATGGTCGATGTCCTTACCTGTGCGGTCAACACCATTAGCGTCCATCTCATTCCGCGCACGCTGTCGTTCCATCCGCGCAGGTAGTTCGCCCCTTTCAACTTGCTGCTGGTATTCTTTCTTGTAGGGTCTGGGTTTGTTTACGTACGGCATGGTTAGTCCTTTGTGATTGCGTGTTTGATGTCCACTGGAAAGTCAGTCTCCCATAGCGGTTTGCGGCCATCTTCTTCGATCCCGCGCAGCATCTTACCGACTGATACGCTAATCTCCATCAGCATGGCTGACTTATGCCGGTTGAAGTGTGCTTCCATAGACTTGTTCACTACCGCATGCACAATGGGTGCCAGCACTTCAGACACCCGGCGCTTCAGTTCGCTCTCAAGGATGAGGGCGGTGTCGGTCTCTTCGTTGGTCATTTGGTTCATTTTTAGCTCCTGTTGTACTCGCAGTCCTTGACGGCACAAAATTTACAAAGCGGCCCACTGACGGGGTTCCAGACCCCATTTTCTAACGCTGCTTCTATCCGCGCAACGTCCTTCGCGGACTTCTCCATGTAGGTGGCCTTGAGTCCAACATGGTGCTCAGCCTTCACAAACTCCTTACTCACTACGAACAACAGCGCAGACTTGACCTTCTTGATCTCTGGGAACTTCGCAAATAGGCCACAGGCCACCAGATCGAGTTGCGCTACGTCCGCATATCTCGCACTCTTGCTCGTCTTGTAGTCCACGGAGTGGGCCAACCCGGTCTCCCGATTGATAACCACCAGATCGGCTATCCCATGCCACCAGACATTCGGTGCATCGAAATCGCAGCTTTCCAAGTTCTTCGTTAACCCAAGCCTCACTTCGCATAGCTTCTCTCCGGGGATTGCACTGAGTTGCTCCAGCATGGCCTCCATGTACTCGAACTGTGGGGGGATGGGCGTGCCCCTGCTGATGTAGTCCTCGGCTACCGTGTGCGCAGCCTTGCCGTACAGCGTAGCCTTTGTGTCGGGCTCCCGAATGGCCTCTGGTGCCACCTTGGCGTAGTAGTATTTGCGGGGGCATTGCTGGAAGGTCTTCAGCGAACTGAACGACCATACGATGGGTTTAGCAGTCGCCATAGCTATCTCCGTATCCTGCTTCACAGTTGAGGGGTAGCTCCGGTGCCCAAGAGGGGCGGAGCCGCATGCACAACTCTACGTATTCCTTGGCTGTCTCAGCCTCGGATTTAGGGACTACGGCGCCTATACTATCGTGTACAGTCATAGCCACTTTGTATTTCTTTGCCACCATGAGCATCTGCTCACCTATGACGATGCGGGCAAGTGCTTGGCAGCAGTTTTCCACCAATTTTGGTCCGTATATGCGGTTAGGGATAACTGCTTTGCCCTTTTTGGTATCGTACACAACCTCAACCTTGCCGGTCTTCTCGTCCTCACGCAGGCGCAGGTTCGGGTACTTGAGGTACAGGCCATTGGGTAGCCTGATACCGTTTGCACCGTCAACCTCAAGCAAATTACCCCTACCAAAAGCTGTCTGCGCATTGCGTAGCATGGCTTTCAGCATATCTCCAGCAGCAGCCCACAGCCTAACAATGTTAGGGTAGGTAGCCCGGTAGGTATCGATGATGCGTTTGGCCTCTTCCAATGGAACTTCGACCCCTGCGTTCTTAAGCGCTATTTGGAACTTAGCAGCCCCCATGCCGTAGCCACACCCAAGTACGGTCACTTTCCCTACCTGTCTTGCCGTTTTATCGGCCTTGGTAATCAGGCGTCCGTAGATAGCAGAGGCCATGATGCAGTACACATCCTCGCCGCGATCAAATGCTTCAACCAAGTCATCCTGTCCTGCTAGCCATGCCAGCGTACGCGCTTCAATCTGGGATGAGTCTGAGTCCAGCACCACGTAGCCATCGGGGGCGATGATGGAATACTTCAGTGGGGATTTGCGTGGCAGGTTCTGCAGGTTCAGCTTGTCGTCACCGCCCCATCGGCCTGTGTGTGCAGCGTAGTAGCGGAGGGGCACTGGCATAGGGCCGCGCTTGGCGATCCCACTGAACCTCTCAGTCCGCGTCTCCTCGATGGTTGACTTGACCCCAAGCCGCGCAGCGACGATGGCCTGCACGATCACGTTGTCATGCTCAAGCAACGCCTTGAACTCCTCGTCGGCCTTAGAGAATGCGTAGGTCATCTTGCCGTTGGCTGGGCTGATCTTCATAGGCACAACCACACCCAAGTCCTCAAGCACCTTCGCTAGCTGGGGGTTGCTCATCAACTGATCCTTCTCGATCAGCATCTTGCTCAACAACTCCTGCTTCTTGCGCCGGACCTCGCCCAAGTGCACGATCAATACACCCTCATCCAACTGCAGCACGGGATCAGAGAACATGCGGATGGTCAGGTCAATGAGCCGCAACTCGCTCGGCGGAAACCCAACGCTCATCTTCTGGAACAGGGCATAGGTCATGGCCGTGTCGTTGCAGCAATACCTGCCGTACTCTGCTAGCTGCCCCTCGGGAAAGTCCTTACGGCGCAGTCCCTTCGCCATGACTACCTCTGTGCCTTTGGTGCCAACCCCGTAGTGCTGCGCAAGTGCAGCCAAGCTACCACCGACTTCAGTACCGTGCAGCGCACGTGCCATCGACAATGTGTCCAGCCAACCCTTCGGCTTGATGCCGAATACCCACGTAAGGATAGACGCATCGAACGGGGCATGGTGAGCTAGGGCTAGGCTATTCTCCCAATCGAACTGCCGCAAAAACACAGCAGTCTCTATCATGTCCCCCGTGAACCACTTGGGCTTGCCGTCGTTTATCTGCACCGACACACCAATAACCTCGAACTCGGGGGAGCGTACGTACTCCTCGTTGGTGATCTTGCTGAGACTGAACTCTTGTGAGTAGTAGGATTCGAAATCCACAGTTAGAATTTTCATTTGAAAATGTTCTGGAGTGGGTTTATGTACTCGTTAGACGTACCTATATTTGGTGGTCGCATGCGTAGCGGTGGTTGCTGGTTTTGCGCAAGTCGGCCTTGTGCCCTGCGCTTCGCTTCCAACTCTGCGGCCACCTTCTCCTCTTCCTCTTTCTTCTCTTCTTCGTCTTGCAGGATGGAGCGTACTACTAACCCATCGAACTCAACGCGCCGTAAGTTCTTTAAGGCTTCGTGGATCATTCCCTTCTCAGGCTCAGTGAGCACATCACGGAACTTGTCAGCGAATATGAACCGCCACCGCAACGCATCACCAAAGAAGTCTTCGGGGTGCGATGCCATGCGCTCTAAAAGAATCTTTACACCGTTGGATATTTCCGCCATTTTTATGCTCTCATCAGTTGGATTAGTTGTTCTAGGTACTCAAGCGTGTCCTCGTTGACTACCACTGCTGTACCCCCCGCATCCTTGATTTGCTGGATATTCTTTTCCTGCAGTGCAGTCGTCATGCCTTTACCTGCCTTGGCTTCGATACCAAGGAAGTGACCGTTGACGCAGCAGAGGAAGTCGGGGACGCCTGAGTTACCGTAGCCAGTGCCTATTGGCATAGCGTAGTAAACATTGTGGACTTTGAGGATAGCCTTGATCTTTGCCTTGACCTTGGCCTCTGGGGTGGTTGCCATCTAACGCTCCTAGAAATGTTCAGGAGGTCAATGTACCACAGCTTTTGACTTTGTACAAGTACAGACGTAAAAAAACCGCCCGGAGGCGGTTGGGTGCTTATTTTTGTATGCGCTGTATCTCTCGGGCAAGATACCACTGCGCCTTCTGTAAGTCCTGCAACTGATTGCCTTTGTGGTCGGCACGGGTGACGTACTTGACCACGTTGCCAATGTTGTACGTCAGTTTCTTGGCTTCGATAAAGTCAATGGTCTCGATGCCCCCCACCTTGTAGTGGTCGGGGTGATTCACTGGGTCGCTCATTTCTCTTTTCCTTTCTCTTTGTTGATGAAGTCGGTGAGGGCTTCTCGCATCTTGGCCTGCTTGGTGTATGGGTAGTGCTCTGTAAAGTAACTCAGCACATCCTTGGGTATGCGCAAACTGACAATGGTCAGCGTAGGCTTCTTGCTGGGGCCTCTCCCCATGCGCCTCTTGGGTAGCTTTAAGAACTCAATTCCTGTTGTCATCTGGTTTCCTCATTGCTTTCTCTATCTGTTCACGAAGCCACTTCGGCCCACCCAGTTGCGCCAGCTTGATGCGTTGGCTTTGGGTCAGCTTGATGGAGTACACAACGGTCAGGGGTTCTTTAATCGACATGCTTTTTCCTTGGTAACGGCGCCCAGTGGGTCCAGAACTCGGACTCACCCGGCTTGTGGTGGTAGTGCCCCAGTGATGCTACACCACCTCGGCCCAAAAGCAATATCTTGACCCCACGCGGCGTGTCGTTGTTGATAGGGAGCCAGTAAAACTCTGACGCCACCACCGCTGCCTTGGTGCTGTCAAGCCGGTACTGCTGTTCTCGCTCGATGCGCTCGAACTCTTCGCTCTCTGCGATCATGTCGTGTTGGTCTACCACGGGGATTCCTCATGATTACTGGGGTTGAAAGGAATGGGCTTGGCTGGTTGCGCTGGCGGCAACTCAGTAGGGAAGGGCCAGATATTTTGAATCACAGAGTAGCGCCTTTTTTGGGGCACGGCCATGTTGCAGCCAATACCTCATTGATTAAAAACTCTGCACTCCTATGCCGCTTTGCAGGAAAGCCGCGTAGGT